ACCAGCTGGAGAAAAAAGAGATATTAGAAAAGTTGAACACATGACTGGAAAAAACGAAAATAAATTTGTAGACAAAAGAAAAAAAGCTATGGGTGGCGGCATGATGCAAAAACCTATGGGTTATGGCAAAGGCGGAATGAAAGATAAAAAAATTGTTAAGATTGCTATAGGTATAGGTAAAGCAAAAGATTATCCTGGAATGAAAAAAATAATGGAGATGAACAAAAAAGGTAAAAAAAGATTTAACACCGGTGGTTCAGTTTCAGTAAGTACAAAATTAGGTAGAAATAAACCAACAAAACTTTATTAGTTGATTCTCAGCCAGGAAAAGGCTAGAGGTATTTATGGCTGTTGAAAAAGACAATATAGAAATTTCTGAAAACGAAAAAATAGAAGACGGCAAGGGAACTCCAATTATAAATGAAGCGGTAGAGGATGTCTCTGTAGAGGGAGAGGATCAACCAGAGCTAAGACCACAAGATGATTTTAACGCAAATCTTGCAGAGTTTATGGATGAAAGAACTCTCCAAAGGATGGGATCTGATTTAGTATCAGAATACAAAAAAGATAAAACATCAAGAAAAGAATGGGAAGATGCATATATAAAAGGATTAGATCTTCTTGGAACTAAATACACTGAAGTTTCAAAACCATTTAAGGGTGCCTCTAATGTAACACATCCTTTGTTAGCAGAATCAGTAACACAATTTCAAGCACAAGCTTATAAAGAATTAGTTCCATCAGATGGTCCAGTAAGGACCCAAGTAGTAGGTCTTCAAACTCCAGCAATAGAAGAACAAGCAGATCGTGTAAAAGATTACATGAACTATATGTTAATGGAAGAGATGGAGGAATACACAACTGACATGGATAGCATGTTGTTCCATTTACCGTTATCCGGTAGTAGTTTTAAAAAAATATATTACGATGAAATATTAAAAAGACCTGTATCGAAGTTTATTCCTGCTGAAGATTTAGTAGTGCCATACTACGCATCTGATTTAAAAGATACAGATAGAATTACTCACGTACAACGGCTAACGGAAAACGAAGTTGTAAAACTTATGGCCGGTGGTTTTTACAGAGATATAGATTTACCTAAACCTGGAGAAGCGTCCACGGACAACGTACAGAAAAAGATAAATGAATTAGAAGGTGTTAAAAAATCTGGTGAAGATTATCTACACACGATACTGGAAATACACGTAGATTTACATTTAGATGATTATGAAAAATTTGATTCTAGAGCTAAAAAAATAAAGATACCATACGTAGTTACAATTGACGAAGGTTCAGGTGAGGTATTATCAATCTATAGAAACTATAGACCAGATGATGCTACTTACAAAAGAATAGAATACTTCGTTCACTATAAATTTTTACCAGGATTAGGATTTTATGGATTTGGTTTGACACATATGATTGGTGGTTTAAGCAGAGCGGCCACACAATCTTTAAGACAATTGATCGATGCAGGGACTTTAAAAAATTTACCAGCAGGTTTTAAGTCTAGAGGCATTAGAGTTAGAGATGATGATCAACCAATGCAACCAGGAGAGTTCAGAGACGTTGATGCTCCGGGCGGAAACATCAGAGATCAGTTTTTCCCTCTACCTTTTACAGAACCAAGCACAACTTTATTTAATCTTTTAGGATTTGTTGTACAAGCAGGACAAAAATTTGCTGCAATAACTGATTCCAATGTTGGAAATGACCTACAAAACCGTGCTGTGGGCACCACAGTGGCCTTAATGGAGAGAGGTTCACGTGTAATGAGTGGTGTTCATAAGCGTTGTTACTACGCTATGAGGTTAGAATTTAAAATTTTAGCTAGAATTATGGCTGATGCGCTGCCTCCAAGCTATCCTTATGATGTCTATGGTGGCCCAAGAATGATAAAAGCGTTAGATTTTGATAATAGAGTGGATATTTTACCAGTTGCAGACCCAAATATCATGTCAATGGCACAAAGAGTGATGCTTTCTCAGCAACAATTACAAGTTGCCATGTCAAATCCACAAATTCATAACATTCATGAAGCTTATAGACGTGTTTATGAGGCGTTAGGCACTAAACAAATAGGAACTTTACTAAAACCACCACCAAAACAACCAGAACCAATGGATCCAGGTAAGGAAAACGCACGTGCTTTACAAATGCAACTACTTACAGCGTTTGAATTCCAAGATCATGATGCACACATAGCAGCTCACAGTGCTTTTATGCAATCTAGAATGGTTCAAATTAATCCACAGGTCTATGCATTACTACAAGCGCACATTTCTGATCACATTTCTTTTAAAGCAAAGATAGAAGTAAGAGAACAATTGATGCAAGACCCTAATATGGTAGCTCTGTCTCAACAAAACCCACAACAATTTCAAATACAATTTGATAAAGCGGTTGCAACTGCAGTAGCAGAGATAACTGAAGAACTTGTTAGAGGTGAATTAGAAAGTGCTGCAGGAAAAGTTGATCCTTTAGTAAGATTAAAACAACAAGAAATAGATTTACGTGCTATGGACATGCAGCGTAAGGAGAGAGAAACAGAATTAAAAGCTCAATTGGATATGACTAAGGAAGCTAATAGATTAGACTTCCAATACGATAAATTATCAGAGCAATCTGATCAATCAGATCAAAGATTAGAAGTAGCGAGGCAAAAACTTGCCAAAAAATAACGATCCAAAAACTGGTACAGGTAAAAAACCAAAAGGTTCTGGTAGAAGACTATACACAGATGAAAATCCTAGAGATACAGTTAAGATAAAATTTGCAACACCTGAAGATGCAAGAGCAACTGTTGCGAAAGTTAAAAGTGTAAACAAACCGTTTGCTAGAAAAATACAAATATTAACAGTGATGGAACAAAGAGCTAAAGTTATGGGTAAAAATCAGGTTGTATCAATTGCTAAGAAAGGAAAAAATGAAATTAGAAAAACACAACAGTCTTAAAACTTCAAGTGGTGGTGTTAAATCAGGACCACCCCCTAAAAGAGGACCAAAACCACAAGGGTTAAAAAAAGGTGGTTGTCCTCATCGAGAACCAGGAGTAAAATCTGATATCAAAGGCATTAAAGACATACAAACTACCGGAAAAAAGTTCATCGGTTTACGATAATCTTTCTGAAAAAGAAAAAATAATATTTTTAGCAGGAGTATTTGATGGAGAGGGAAGTTTTGGTATTTGGTCAAAGCTAAAAACAAAAAAATATTTTGCATGTAGCGTAGAGATGTCTGATAAGGATTTGGTTAAAAGGTTTCATGACTTTTTTGGGGGTTGTATTTACCTTTGTAAGAGAAGAAAACTACATCATAAAGATACATGGAGATGGAGGATCAATGGTCAAGGGGCTTTATCTACAGTTGATAAAATGATAGATTATTTAAGTAATAGACGTAAGGAGAAATTTAAGAATGTGGTTCAGTGCCTTAAAATTAGCAATTAACGCTGGCAGTAAAATTTATGCCAACAAACAAAAAGCAAAAATTGCAATGTCCGATGCACAATTATTACATGCAGAACGTCAAGCTCGAGGTGAAGAAGCTTACCAGGGTAAATTGTTAGAGGCTAGACAATCAGACTGGAAAGACGAGGCAGTTTTGATAATTCTAACTTTGCCAATCTTGGTGATTGCTTGGGGGGTCTTCTCGGATGATCCGGGTGCGTCTGAAAAAATAAAAATGTTCTTTGAGCAGTTCCAGCAGCTGCCGTCATGGTTCACTAATTTGTGGATTCTTGTCGTGGCGAGCATTTATGGTATAAAGGGAACACAAATATTTAAAGGAAAGAAATAAAATGACTAAATTATGTCCAAGAGGTAAAGCCGCAGCAAAGAGAAAATTTTCAGTTTATCCGTCAGCATATGCGAACGCATACGCTAGCAAAATTTGTGCAGGAAAAATCAAAGATCCATCTGGTGTGAAAAGAAAAGATTTTAAAGGACCTAAACCTGCAGGAAAAAAAGTTGGTGGTATGACGGCAGGTTCTCAATCTGCTTTAGGTAGAATTCAAAAATCTAAAATGATGAATAAAGGTGGAAATGCGAAAATAAAAAAAGTTGCTAAAGCTTTACACAAAGCGTCTGGGTTACATAAACAACAGGCACAATCATTAGATTCTATCAAATTAAAAAGCGGTGGAATGAGTGATTATTATAAAGATTTAATGTAATGCAAAAAAATATTCAGTACATGAAATCAGGTGGACTGAAAAAATGGTTCAGTGAAAAATGGGTAGACATTGGATCAAAAAAACCTGGGGGAGGTTTTAGAGAATGTGGAAGAAAATCTGCAAGTGGATCAAAAAGAAAGTACCCCAAATGCGTGCCTGCTGCAAAAGCCGCCCGAATGACAGAATCGCAAAGGCGTTCTGCGGTTGCAAGGAAGAGAAGTAAAGCTCAAGGAGTTGGTGGTAAACCAACTAACGTAAAAACATTTGCAAAAGCATAAATTATCTTTATAAATCATAAAAGTTTAAAACTTATGTGATGATAATTAATCTTGATACAATTTCTTTAATACAAAAAACAATTCATAAAAGATTAGAACGTTATAAGGAAGCAGCTATATATAGTGTTGACACCATGGACCAACTACAATATGTTAGGGGGCAAATCAAATCCCTAGAGGATTTGCAACAGGAACTAAAAGACCTGCTGAATAAACAGGAGATAGAAGATGACAATGTCCACGGTGAAACCGAAACGGACTGGGAAACTTGAGGATTCATATAAATCTGAAGAAGAAGTTTCAACAGTTCTGGATCCCAAATCAATAGACGATAACCTTTTAGAAAGATTACCATCACCAACAGGGTATAGATTACTAGTTTTACCTTATGCTGGGCCAAAAAAAACTAAGGGTGGTATAATTCTTTCCGACACAACTCAAGAAACAATTCAAATGACCACAGTTTGTGGCCTTGTTTTGAAAATGGGAAATCTTTGTTATAGAGACAAAGAAAAATTTCCTCTTGGTGCTTGGTGTAAACTTCATGACTGGATTATTTTTAGCAGGTATGCTGGTTCAAGATTCAAAATTGAAGGTGGAGAAGTAAGAGTGTTGAATGATGATGAGGTCATATCAACCATTAAAAATCCACGTGATATTTTGCACCATTTTTAGGAGGAAATATGGCTGAAGATAATAAAGCTCAAGAAGTTGAGTTAGACACCGATGGTGTTAATGAGGAAAATGTAAACGTACCTGAAGCAAAAGAACCCGATGAATCATTTGCACAAAAAGAAAATGTAGATCTTGGTTATACCGATGTAACAGGTGGTAAAACAGCAAAAGAACTTTTACAAGAAACAAAAGACTCTGAGGAAAAACCTGAAGAAAAAACAGAGGAAAAAATACAAGTCGAAGAAAAAAAAGAAGACTTGCAAGACTATTCTGAAAAAGTAAAAAAAAGAATAGATAAACTAACTTTTCAAATAAGAGAAGCTGAAAGAAGAGAAAAGGCTGCACTCGAATATGCAAAAGGATTGAAAAATAAATATGATACTTTGGACAAAAAGTTTGAAGAAACTGATACAAATTATCTTAAGGAATACGATTCAAGAATTGATGCTGAAAGAGAAAAAGTAAAAAATACTTTAAGAGCTGCCTTGGAGTCAAACGATGTAGAAAAAATTACGGAGGCTCAAGACGCACTTTCTAAACTTTCTGTAGAAAAGGAAAAGGTATCTTTAGCTCAAGCTGAAAAAAAAGCTAAAGCTGAGACACCACAGGAAAAATCATCTGAAGAAGCACCACCCCCACCAATTTCGCAAAAAGCCCAAAAATGGGCTGAGACTAACGAGTGGTTTGGAACGGATAGGGTCATGACCGGAGCGGCCATGAGTATTCATGAAGAACTTATGGGTCAGGGTATTGATGCGGAAACAGATGAGTATTATAATGAAATCAACAAACGTATGAAGGAGTATTTCCCTCAAAAGTTTGCACAGGACACTACTGAAGAAACTAAACCTGCGAAAGAACCCGTCCAAAATGTAGGTTCAGTTAGTAGACGTTCAGGTGGACGCAAATCTGTGAGGCTCACCAAATCACAGGTAGTTATCGCTAAGAAATTAGGGGTGCCACTAGAGGAATACGCAAAATACGTGAAGGAAGGAGTATAACATGGAAAAAATAAAAACTTCACGCGAGTCGGAATCTAGATCTAAACAATCTCGAAAAAAAGATTGGACTCCACCATCCAGTTTGGATGCGCCAGCTGCTCCGCAGGGTTATGCACATAGATGGATAAGAACTGCGACTATGGGTTTTGAAGACGTTGCAAACGTTTCGAAAAAACTTAGAGAAGGTTGGGAATTTGTTAAAGCTGAAACACTTTTAAGTGAAATAGGTCAAAATGAATACCCAGTTATTTCTGAAGGAAAACATGCTGGTCTCGTTGGAATTGGGGGCCTTGTGTTGGCAAGGATACCAGAGGAGATTCTAAAACAACGTGCTGAGTATTTTCAAAAAATTACTCAAGACAGAACAGACGCGATTGATAGGGATCTTATGAAGGAACAACACCCGGACATGCCAATCAATATTGATAGGCAGTCTAGAGTTACCTTTGGCGGTTCTCGTAAAAAGTAATATTTTTGCGATACCTACAAGTAGCTTGGATTTAATATAAACGTTAAAAGGAGAAAACAACTATGGCAAACGTAAGTGAAAAGTTTGGTTTAAGACCTTACAGAAAACTTGACGGTTCACCATTAGTAGGAGCTCAAAACAGATATACGATTGCGAGTGGCTATGCGACTGCGATTTACCAAGGTGATTTAGTGGAACCACTAACATCTGGAAATATTCAGAAACATGGTGCTAATACATCGGACGCTGTTGTGGGAGTTTTTAACGGATGTTTTTACACTGATCCAACTACAAAAAAGCCTACATTTAGCAATCACTATCCAGGTTCAATTGCAGCTAGTGACATCACAGCTTTTATTGTTGATGATCCAGATGCAGTTTTCTTGATAGATGCAGATGCGGCTTTTACTAGAGCAGATCTATTTAAAAACTATTCTGTTACTAACACTACTGGTGTAACACAAACAGGAATATCAAAAGCACAACTTGATGTTTCAGTATCAGGAACTGCGACTACTTTCGCTATTCAAGCGATCGACATTTCGCAAGACCCAGATAATTCTGACACAAGTTCTGCAAACGCAAATGTTCTTGTTAGAATAAACAACCACTTCTACAGAAGTGGCACAGGCCTATAATAAATAAAGGAGAATAACTATGGCAATATCACGTTCGCAACTAGTTAAAGAACTAGAGCCAGGTTTGAATGCTTTATTCGGCCTGGAATATAGTAGATATGAAAATCAGCATGCTGAAATTTATACTACTGAAACA